TGCGCATTCCTTCATTGAGAGCGATAGTGTGCAGGCCGCGGCATCTGCTCAGCACGGAGACCACCCGCCGCGCTGTTCTACCAGAGGGAGGAGCTGAGGAGCTTCGTACGATATCAATGTGTAGTCATGACTTCACCTCTTCCTGGTCGTAGTGGACATGGACCCCACACCACTGCTAGTTCCGTCCATCCCGGTCTGGACTTCTCCATCTGCATCACGTGCAATCCTGAGATTCGTGAGCTGAAAATGGAGGGGGCCACCCGGTTTGCGTACGTATGCGTTCCCGCAGAATGCGAGCGCTGCGACGTGAACCGGAATTGCGCCGATGTTTTGAGGCGCTGTGCACGGAGCATCTTCCGCCGATGGCCTGATCAAAGACATCAGGTTGTGCGGATAGGTATCACCGAGAGGTTCCTTCAGAACCTGCACAATTTTACCTCGCTGAGGTTGACCGATGGCAGGCGGGATATTTCCAGCCCGTTTGCCAACACCTTGGACGCCAGCAGCGGCGTGCCACCAGAGTTGCAAACCATGCTGTTCTACGTTTTGGGCAGCATGTCTCTGCGTGCGCACGGCCGGGAGAGGCGAAGCATGCGCGCATTCGGTACTGCGATGCGCTCAACCCAGTTCCTCCGGGAAGGAAATGCCGCACCGGGCCCTGGGGCTCCGGCTGGCATGGCACGACTAAAGGTCGTCTGGGACCGAATTAATTTGCATGGCCATGGGGGCATGCAGGCCTACCTGTCAGGCCCACGGGACGTACTCAATGAAGTCGCCCCAAATCGTCCGCCCGACGAAACGGCTGAGTCAAGCCGGGTGATGCAGCAGGCCGAGCCGATGCCAGACGCCAGACCGGCGCCTGGCGTAATCGCCGGCTTCCTGCCAAGCCCCTCAGTCACAGTTTCTGGGCCCGTCATGGAGATCGCGACTGTTCACGATCCCCGGGGAGTAAGCCACTCTACGGAAAGCCGAGTCAAACCGACTCTAGGCCCGAATGGAGAGCCAAGAAAATTCTTGGAGAACTCAGATTCCGGAAAGAGGCTGAAGTCCTGGTTTGGCGCGCTCAGTGACGCTGTCACAGTGGACGTAATTCGAGAAGCTCACTTTGAGCTTTTCGGTGAGAAGCAGTTGGGCGAGGTCGCCGCCGGCGCTTTCAGCGCCGAGATGATGCGCGAGTTGGTGTCGCGCGTCCAAATGGCAAAGACGAACAGCGACCTGCCCACGCGGAAAGCC